ACCTGTAGTCTCGAACCAATTCAATGCAGCTTGGTAGTTATCTTGTGCAAAGTTATATACCGTACCGGGTTCATAGAAGTCTTTAATCTGTTCAATGACTTCAGGGTTAGGTACTTCATCCAGATCAGACCAGATGATTACATCCTCATCAGAACAATGTTCTTTGAGAACATCCATGATACTATCCTTATAGAAAGTATCTCTCATAAAGGATTCTTTCTTTACATTATACTTTACACCTTGTGCCTGAAGTTGTTCGGGTGTTGGTTCTTCAATCTTAGTATAGATGATCTTATCTTCAAATTTCTTGAACCGTTCATCAGTTATATCAAAGATGAACCCTTTATCTTCACCAGAGAATGTCTTACCACCTTCACTGAATACAAAGTAATCAACATAAGGTTCAAGGAGATTCATACGAATCTCAAGTAGATCTAGTTCATAACCAAAAAGAAATACATCAAATACTTTCATCAGTCTTTTCCTCAATTTGTGTACAGATCCATTCGTATGTTTTACGAATACCCTCTTCAAGACTTTGAGAGTAATCCCATCCAAGTTTCTCACGAATGAGATCATTGTTAGAGTTACGACCACGAACACCTGTAGGTGCATCAAGTTTGTATAGTTTACGTACTACCTTACCAGAAACCTTAGCAGCAGTCTCTACAAGTTGATTGATAGTGACCATCTCTTCAGAACCAATGTTAACTGGTCCGATGAAGTCACTGTCCATCAATCGTCGAGTTGCTTCAATGCATTCGTCAATGTACAAGAAGGAACGAGTTTGTAAGCCATCTCCCCACACCTCGATACCTCCACCGACGTTCGGGAGGTAAGCAACTTTACGGCTGATTGCAGCTGGTGCCTTCTCTCTTCCACCGTCCCAGGTTCCTTCTGGTCCGAAAATGTTGTGATAACGTGCAACCCTAACGGGAATACCATGATTGCGATTATAAGCAAAGTATAAGCGCTCAGAAAAGAGTTTCTCCCATCCGTACTCGGAGTCTGGGGCTGCTGGGTATGCGGATTCTTCACGACAGTCAGGGTTATCAGGATCAAGTTGATTATGTTCTGGGTACATACATGCAGACCCAGAGTAGAAGATCTTTGTCTTGTTTACATCTTTGTCCAAGTTAAGAAGATGTTGCTCTTCAAGGACATTCAGATTGATAGACACAGAGTTATGCATGATGTCTGCATCGTTCTCACCAGTGAATACAAATCCTGCTCCACCCATATCAGCAGCAAACTGATAAATCTCATCGAAGGGTGACAGAAACTTGTCAACAATCTGTGCATAGAACCCACCATTGATACCAGTGGTACGAATACAACGACGAACAAAACTCCTATCTCTCAAGTCACCTTGAATAAATTCGTTTGCTTCAGTCTCAGAATACTCCGGTCTCTTTAGGTCAACACCACGTACCCAGTAACCTTCTGATCGTAGTCTTTTGACCATATGACTACCAATAAACCCACCCGCACCTAGTACCAATGCGGTTTTCTTAAATTCAGACATACATTTAATTTGTTACTTACTATTTATTTTACCAAAATTAAGTTTTACAGTCAATACGCTTTACACATCATTTCGACTCCAGTATCAATTGTAAGGTTTGGAACATGACCATAGGATGAAAGTTTATCCACATTCATTGTGAAGTTTTTAATCTGTAGATACTTCTGATCCTCTGGCATCTCTGCACTAATCAACTCACTGTTACTCCCAACATAGTCTTTTGCATACTCGATAACTTCTCTGAACGAACGAGATACACCAGTACCAATGTTATAGATTTGATTGGTATCAGACTCATCTATCAGAAGTTTCATTGCCCTACAGACATCCTCTACCCACATATAATCTTTGACATAATCACCACCATCATACAATACGATGTAGTCATCATTCTTCAAACGACGGATCATATAACCCAGAACATTCTTACCTTGTGATACTGTTGGGTCAATACCAAAGACATTACCAATTCTAAAGATACGATACTTGATACCAAAGGTCTCACAATAAGAGATCAGAAGTTGTTCTGCACATCTCTTAGTAATGGAATAGAACCCAGTTGGATTACAACAGTCAGTCTCTTTTGCATCTAGAATATCATTACCATAAACAAACCCCGAACTTACAAAGTTGATTACAGTATCAGTTCTCTTACAATGTGATAAGAATTCAGTAAAGATTTTTAGATTGACATCGATATCAACCTGTAGATCTTGAAAGATATTCTGATTAGTTGTTGTACTAATAAAATACAGAACATTCTTAGTGTCAAAATGTCGTTGACCACGAGGAATGATTACATTACCGGGATACATTCGTTCATATGTTGAACCAATATATCCAGTACCTCCGAATAAAGAAAGGTCAGTCATACTTTTCACACTCACTCATAGTCTTTCCAATTGTATCTTTGTCCGAGAGGATAGGAGTCTCAGTAGGCCATTGAATACCAAGGTCTTTATCATTCCATAGAAGAGTTCTATCATACTCTTTGTAATAATACTCAGTAGTTTTATATGCAATATGACAATTGTCTAACATACAATAAAACCCATGAGCAAAACCCGGAGGAACCCACAACATAACTTCTGGTGAGTGGAGATCAATTGAATACGACTCACCAAAAGTCTCTGAGGATCGTCTCAAGTCTACTATAACATCCAGAATCCGTCCAGACATACACCGAACAAGTTTACCTTGTGGTTTCTCTACCTGATAATGAAGTCCTCTGAGAACATTTACCGAAGATTTTGAGTGATTGTCTTGAACAAATTCAACATCTAAACCTATCTCGTTAAATGTTCTAGTATTATAAGACTCTAAAAAGAATCCCCTACTATCTTTATACCTATCTGCATGAATAACAAATGCGTCCTTGAGAGGAGTATCAATTCTGTTCATAATAATATTTGATAGTTTTTAAGAGACCTTCATTAATATCTACACTAGTAGTCCAAGGTGTTTCGGTTGTGATCTTATCATTAGATGTTGAATATCTTTGATCATGTCCTGGTCTATCTTTGATAAAGTTGATTACCAATTCTTTATTCATCAGTCCAGCAATACGATGAACGAGTTCAATGTTCTTTAGTTCACACTCACCACCGATGTTATAACTCTGACCTATTCTACCCCTATTAGACAGTTCTACAAGGGCCCTACAATGATCCTCAACATAGATCCAGTCACGAATTTGTAACCCACTACCATACACATCAACTGGTCTGTCATTCATAAGACTTAAGATAGTCTTGGGTACCATCTTCTCAGGATGTTGTCTTGGTCCGTAGTTATTAGAACAGTTTGTAATAATAGTTGGTAATCCGTATGTAGTGTGGTATGCATTTACAAAATGATCACTTGCTGCTTTAGATGCAGAGTATGGATTCCTTGGTCGGTATCTAGATATCTCATTGAAGGAACCATATGCAATAGAACCAAACACCTCATCAGTAGAGATGTGCATAAATCTACTTACTTCATGTTCTAATGCACACTGAAGAAGATTGACAGTACCTATAATGTTAGATTGAATGAAAGGTTTACAATCTTTGATTGAATTATCTACATGACTCTCTGCTGCAAGGTGAAAGATTTTTGCAATACTCTCGGAATCAAATACATGTCGTACCGATTGTTCGTCAGCAATATCTACTCGATAAAACTTTACATAATCTGGAAGATTAGTTTCATCTGCAGCATAAGAAAGATTATCAACACATATAACTTCCTCACCAAACTGTCCAAGATAGTGGAGAAGATTACTTCCAATGAATCCTGCACCACCCGTAACTAAAATACTCATGATTTTTCATACTTGTTAAGAAGTTCTGGTGAGTATTGGTCAAATACTTCTCCTGGAACTAGTTCTGTTCTTTTTGCATTCTCCAATGTATAAACTCTATTCCTGAGTTCAGTGGAAGAATACTTATGTCGTCTTAAATGATAGTGTAGTTCAATATTATTATCGATACAGTATTGTTTTCCTGTGAAGTCTCTATCTTTATACTCCTCACTTAGGAATCTAATATCAATTGTTTGAGTTTTGATCAGATTGATAAGATCATCCTCGGTTTCATATACCAAAATCTCATCAACATACTTACAACCTTGGAGTTGTACATACCTCTCGTACACACTCTGTGTAGGTTTGTTTTTGATACCAGGTCTATCAATAGTAGGATCAACTTGAAGAGCAACTACAAGATAATCACATAGTTCTTTTTCCATCTTCAACATTGTCACATGTCCCGCATGAAACAAGTCAAAGGAACTACAGTTAAAACCAATCTTCATATGAATAATTACAATATCCCTCTATGTATTGTATTAAAAAAGGAGGCCTTTGTCAAGACCTCCTAGTATAGGGTTCATGCCGCGCCACTTGTTCTTTAGAGAAACAAGAAACTCATATCAGAGTCTACCTTTAGATAGTTTATCGATGTTAAGACTAGTGGTCTGCTTTAGAATACTAATCAACAAATCCACTTTGGCTTCTAGATCACCACTAACCGGAGCAGGAGCAGGAACGGCAGGGGCAGAACTCTTTTTTTGAACTTCTTCCCCAACCTTTTTGACACCAGCCTCAAGAGCTTTAAGTCTGGTTTCTACTTCTTGGTCATACTGAGACATGTATGCTCCAGTATCTGATGTTTTTCTACTAGACATAATCGAAAACTAAATCTGTTTTATTTATTTATTTTTGGAAACTCTATCTCTTACGTAAGAAGGAACACCCTCTGGGTCAAGCCACTTAGGATATTCTTGATCTTCAATGGCAAGAAGAAGTTGTTCTCCGTTATCAAACAGATAGATGTCAGAGTACTTTTTAGTATACTCATTTGCTTTCTGTAAACGAAAATCGGGTTTACCATTCAGTTGAATGTATCCCTTTTGAACAAAACGATAAGGAAACCGTTCATGAATAATCGTAGTCTTAGTTGACTCAACAGACTTAGGATCTAAATCATTCATACTTCCACACTTTCAAGATCTTCTGCAATACAATCGATGAGAATATCATAATCGTCGAGAGGATCACCAGAAAAAGTTACACCATCATTCTCATAAAATTTACGAACCTTCTTGTAAAGTTTTGGATTCTTTACGTCAAGGAAGAATTCCCCATTGGCTGCAGACCTGAGGGTTGTGATGTCTTTTTTGAACTTAGAAGTAATAGTCATTGTCTTTCGTATTGACCTTAGTAGTATAAGGGTTTTGACTGTAAGAGTCAAGAGGACAGTCTGCGAACTGACCTCGATGCTTCTTGTGAGGATCGAACTCACCTTCGACGTGTTATGAGCACGTTGCATTCACCAGATTGCTAAAGAAGCGAATGGGACTGCTGAGAATTGAACCCAGTTTGCGCCCTTATAAGGAGCGAGCATTAACCAATATGCGACAGTCCCTCAGGGTCCTTCGTTGTTGTTCTCTGTGTATATTCGCATAGTCTCATCATCAGCAGGCATCATCACGGCAGCCTGTCCGTTGTCATTGACTATACCAAAAGTCTCCCCGTTCTCCACTCTTTCCATCAACTCATCCCAACGATCTTGATACTCTTTTACAGTAAAGACTTCCATCATCTCATTTGTAGTTGATTTATTTATTGTACCGTTACCTGACTTCAAAGTCAAGTCTCTTTACCTTACGTCTACGTCTTTGTTCTTGATACATCAAGTCTGCTGCAGTCAGAACATCGTGACTCTCATCGAGTTTAGTGTTCGATATGATCAACACCTTAGACAAATCAACAGCAGAAATCTTATCATCAGTGAGTGTGGTGTTATTAGGACAACCACAGACCTGAGTCTTGGGAGAACTCGTAAGTTCTGTATTACAATTTTTGCATCTGATAACTAACATGATTCATTAGGTGTGATACGACATGCTCGAAGAGGGGATCGAACCCCCGACATTCACCGTGTAAAGGTGCTGCTCTACCGCTGAGCTATTCGAGCGTATGGGCAGGGTTGGATTTGAACCAACGTAGGCAGAGCCAGCGGATTTACAGTCCGCTTCCATTAACCACTCGGACACCTACCCAATTGGGACAATCATACCAGAGAAGGAGATGATTGTCAATGGAGAATAACGGACTCGAACCGTTGACATCCTGCTTGCAAAGCAGGCGCTCTACCAACTGAGCTAATTCCCCAATCGGGGTGACAGGATTCGAACCTGCGACATCCTGCTCCCAAAGCAGGCGCGCTACCAAACTGCGCTACATCCCGATAATAAAGGGAAAAGATTCCCCGACTGGCCCACTAGGACTCGAACCTAGGACAACGGAGTTAACAGCTCCGCGCTCTACCAACTGAGCTATAGGCCATTATGTGGAGCCTCTGACAAGATTTGAACTTGCGACCTGAGCTTTACAAAAGCCCTGCTCTACCACTGAGCTACGGAGGCATACGGGTCAGGAGGGACTCGAACCCCCGACCAATTCATTAGAAGTGAATTGCTCTTTCCATCTGAGCTACTGACCCGTGTGGTAGTTCCTATCGCCTCTAACCCTGAACTACCAAGGGGGTCACAGCAGTGGTCTCTCAACCACCTTTATAGTATAGGGTAAACCCCGACTGGTGTCAAGGGCCTTAGTACAATGGAACGAAAATTACCTGAGTGTATCTCATTTCGTTCTTGAACTGATTTGTTGGGGTGTGTTGTCCGTGAGGAAACTGGGAGTCAAAAAGAACTGCACGA